TTGTCTTTTTAGGTATCTGGGATCTTTTGATGACAGATTCTTAAAAACTGCCAAAGCGGTATTGCAATTTTCTATTAATAAGCAAGCTTTGCGATTTGAAAAACTCGATTCTGCCCTTTCTAACTTGTGGCAAACAATCAAAAATGCCATCTTAAGTATGATGATGTCAACTCTTACTAATCTCATGGAAAGCATCAATAGCAATTTAAAGAAAAGCTTACTAATACCAGAAGTCACTGTAGCCAACCAGTGCCTCTCCTGGAACTTATTCGTCGAAACCATGTTAGAATACATAAAGAATTTGGAGAAATCTGTACTTGAACTCATGGTAGAGTTTAACAATCAAGTACGTTCTCAAGACAAATTCCAAGTTCTCTATATCGATGGCCTGAAGAATAGCCAAAAAGCTAGAAAATTACTACAGATTATCGATCTAATATTGGCAGCTAAAGCTCGTGGCGAACTCTGCAAGGGAACTTCAATTCCAACTGATGCAGAATTAACAAGTTTTTATGACCAGATAAAAGGCACCATAGATTCGCCTAGCACTGGTTCTGCCGATGGAGACATAGACACAACTGATACGGTTACAGTAGCAACCACTAGTGCAGTTGATACTGCAAAGTTCGAAGATTGTCTAAAGAAAGTTCCTGCTGAAGATATCGCCAAAGTCCAGGCCTGGATAGTAGCTCTGAAAGGTCAATCCTAATGCTTATTCCTAATGAAAATTTTCATGCCCAGCATCCAGCTCAGACCATTGTCCAGAATATGGTTCATGATGCTCTTGATCCAAATAATTTTCAATTAGTTAAAAAAGCCCTTCAATCCAATGCGCCAACAACTCGCACAATTTCTCAGAGCAGTCAGAATGCTGTCCAAGATTATGACCTGAAAATCATTGACCGCTTTTCTGATTCCGAGCCTTTGGCTTTTCAAGCCTTTGCTAAAATTGCTGAAAAGGCATTGAATGGCGGGTATACATTTGCCTCCAAGGATCAAGACGCCCTTCTTTATGTTAAACAGCGCCTTCGTGATTTCGCAATGATTTCTGGTTTACCGACCCGGATATGGATTGAGCAAATCATGTCCGATTTGATTAAGTATTCGAATTGCTTTATCTATAAGTTCCGCGATCCGGAACTATCTAATGGTTCCCCGGTCAACATCAATGGGAAGCCCGTAGATCCTATTGCTTGCTTGATGAAACTGGATGCTACTTCTGTTACGCCTGTTTTAGATGACAAGAACAATGTTAAAAGTTATGAGGTCGGATCTACTGACACCAGCGGTGGTAGCAATAAGAAGAAAAAAGTTCCCGTTGAAGATATATTTCATATCTTCGCATATCGTAATAGCAGAAACAACATAGGCACTCCATTTCTCTGGCCAGTAATGGATGACATACGCGTCCTTCGTAAAATGGAAGAGAATGTCGAGATGCTAGTGCATAAGCACTTGTTTCCTCTTTATCATTACATAGTCGGCACTGAGGATTATCCGGCCGAACCAGAAGAAATTGAAAAAGTCCACTACGACTTAGAGCGCGTGCCAACAGAAGGATCTCTTGTTACTCCTGAGCGGCACAAGATAGAAGTAGTTGGAGCTCAAGGCACAGCCATAAGTGCTGAAAAATATCTCGCATATTTCCAAAACAGAGTTCTGCTTGGCTTTGGCATTGGGTCCATTTCTTTTGGCGTAGGTGGAGAAGGTGGTTCGCGTTCGACAGCAGAAACTATGGACCGCTCCCTTATTGAAAGAGCGAAATACTTCCAGACTACTTTTAAAGCATTTATTGAAGAGCAAGTAATAAGCGAAATTTTAAGAGAAGGTGGTTTTGAGCAGTTCGATGTTCAAAATGAAGTTGATGTTTTTGTCAACTTTAATGAAATCGATATCGATACGCAAATCAAGAAAGAAAATCATTACGCCAACATGTATAACAACCAAGGTTATACATACGATGAGTATCGCATGGGTATCGCCAAGGATGCCATTCCAGAAGGTGATGAACAAGAAAACCGCCTTCAGTTCCACATGTTTGGTCCTCCTGTTTTAAGCGAACTTTCAATTGCCGAAGATTCAAATAAAGAAGGCGCAAAAGCAGAAGTAAGGTCCAAAGATAAACCAGCCAATCAATATGGCGAAAAAGCTTCTCCTAAGCGAACGCGCGATGCAAAAGTTCAAGATCACAAAGCTCATGAACTCGATTCGACCAAAATGATGAGCGAAAGAGTCAAGGGCTTGTATGATCAAGCTAGAGCAGACGTCATTAATGCAATCAAGTCTGCATCTTCATTATCAGACGCCAAAGACAAGATCAATTTTACTCTCGGCATAACTCGCTCTGCAATGTCTTCTACTCTTAATTCCTTTGTAAATGACGGCATTGACAACGGTTACGCTTCGGCACGGCCAGGACAAGTCAGAGATAGTTTGGCAGCCAAAGAGTCTAGCATGGAATTCGAGTCTTTTGTTGACAAAACAATTACAAATGTTAAAAACAATGTTATAAATATATTGGATAATGTAGATGTTTCAGATAGCGATAAACCTCAGCGCGTATCCGCTATCTTTGACCTGCATAACCAATATGTAAAAGATGCAAGTGAAACCATTATGACCAGAGCTTTCAATTATGGTAAAGCCTTGGCCTTGCGTGATGAGGGACATACCTCAGCAGAGATCAAATCTTGCGAGACTTCCTGCAGTGATTGCAAAAATAAAGCTGGCAAGTTGGATCTGACAAAATTGACTTTTAGCGATGTGCCTCCGCATCACAGAAAATGCGGATGCGAAGTAAGTCTTAGGGTGGATCATACCAATGAGTAAACAGAACATCGTCATTATTAGAGATTCGTTCTCTATTGCTGATAATGTTGCCGAATTGGCTCCTCGGATCAAAGATCACCTTCCTAATATGATCCAGGATTCGGCCACCTCGTCTAATAAAGTTACCTTGCTTAGCGAAATTGCTTCAACGTATGCTGATGTTGTAAATGGCAACAACGCCTATTATCCAGAAAAGCATATCAAAGATTCCGTGGCTAGTTGGACCACCCCCCACCAAAAGCCGATCCTCGTGAATCATGATCCCAAGGCCAAGCCTCTGGGTCGCAATGTTGGAGCTATCTACAAACCATCAGTAGCAACCATCAATAGCATTGCAAATTCGCGCACCCAAGGCTCAGGTTACATTAGCAACCTAGTCAATATCTCTGATGCCGAAGCAGTAGAGATGGTATTGGACGGACGTTATCAGACAGTATCTGTGGGTGGCGATTCTGACAATATGTTCTGCTCGGTTTGCAATCGCGATTGGGCCAATGAAGGCAAATGCGGTCATAAATTTGGCGATGATTATGAAATGAAAGATGGATCTGTCCATACTGCCTATTGGACAGCTGGTCCATTGCGCTGGGCGGAATTATCCTTTGTAAACATCCCAGCTACCGACTATGCCATGATTGTTACCAAAGACATCCATGGCGGGGATTCCGAAAAGGAACTCCTTAAAATTTATAACTATAGCGAGGCAAATAAAAACACCTCCCCTATAGTCGACAGCCTACGGAAACGTTATTTCACGGCCTATGCTATTAATGATTCCAACGATAGCATTGCGTTAAATGAAAGAACAACCGTTGATGACCTTTATCGCGTGTATGGTAAAAGGTCTGTAGCAGTAGACGTACAATTAAGCTCAAAGGAGTTCAACTTGGCTGATTCAAATGCACCGGCCAATCCCGAGCCAGCCGCAGCTGCTCCTGCAGTTCCTCCGGTAGTTAATCCGGAAGCTGTTGTAGCATCTCCTGCGACTCCAGCTTTTGTTGCCCCGGCAACGCCAGCTCCGGAACCAGTAGTTGAAGTTGCTGCAGAACCTGTTGTTCCCGTTGCGATTGCGACCCCCGAAGTTCCAGCTGTTCCAGCACCTCAAGATTCGAGTGAAGAACTCAAAATCAAGGATGCTGAAATCCTGGACTTGAAATCAAAGGTCACGACCCTAGAGGCTCAACTGACTTCTGCACAGGACGAAAAAAAGAATCTTGTCACGCAATTAACAGATTTTCAGGTTAAAATTAAGCAGGAGAAGGTAAATCGCCTTCTTGATCTTAAGAGAGATCTGAATCTCGAAGTTATTGCTGATGAGAAAGAACGTGAACAGAAAGTCAAAGACTTGATGGAGCGCTCGATGGAATCTTTAGAAGACGCCCTTCATGATCTCGGACAAACTGTAACAAAGAAGATCAAAGACGTGAGCGCTTCCGGGAGAAAGCCTCATGTTAAAGACGAATCAGACCCGGCTACGATTGAAGATGCCAGAGAGACCCTCGAAGAGCGTGTTGACCAGATGTCTATGGAAGACTTGGCTCGCGTGATGTTTAGTGGCAAAATCAATCCTCGTATCAGACAGTAACTCGTAAAACTTTAGGGAGGAAAATAAGACATGCAAGAGACAATTGGTCAAGCAAGCACGCTACAGGTCCGCAAATGGCCTTATGTGGCACGCACTCGTCCTCGGTTCGAACTTTCTGATTCCGACAGGCCAGCCGTACCTTATAAGCCCGCTGCGTATTTGCCTGTTAGCTTTATGGATATGGAACTGCGCGACTGGGTAGTTATCCAGAAGGGTACTATCGTATCCAGCACTTCCACAGTTTTGGGCGTAACCGGTGCAACAGCTATTGGTCTTTTGGTTCCTGCAAACGGCGGAACCTCCACGACCGATACTTATACCGTCAACGACCAGAATGCTGCAGTTCGCAACCCAAGCGGTAACCTCGTTACTGCTGGCGAAACCTACAGTCGCGTCGCCAATATTCCTATTGGCCTTGCTCAATCAGACATGTTCCAGGATATCCATGGCCGTTTCTTGAACTATGAGAATCAGCCAGAAGCCTTGACTTTGCTCTGCGAGCGCACGATTGAAATTCCGTATTTCACTTACGTTCAGACTGGCGCTACCGGAGTTCCTGATGCCGTAGCCCGCATGAAGGCAAAGATCGGCCAACTTGCTTATGGCAACGTAGCTGATAACTCTGCCGACCTGGTCAATAACGATTGGGTGATGTCTGATCCCAACGGCAAGTTCGTTAAGTGGGACGGAGTGGACGTGAAGCAGGTGACTGGGCAAGTTCTCTTGCTCGACTCTTACTTCCCCAAAGACCTCATGCAGTATGTCCAAACTTATCCGTTGAGCGAAATGCCTGGTTCTGAAACTGGCGGTTTCCCTGCGGCTTTGTCCATGGTCGGCGCTGTTCAGGCTGTCCGTATTCGTCTAAAGTTCTAAGGTCAACTTCAAGGAGGATATTTTAAATGAGTTCAACACAAATCACCGACGCAGCCTTGAAGCAACGCTTCAAAGACATGTCTCGGGCATTTCATAGCATGGGCATTGTCGATGCCAAGACTTCAGTGTCCGTAAAGGACGTACTTACCTCTACGGATGCTACCATCTTCTTGCCCAAAGTAGTTTCGACTATGGTGAAGGAAGCAGTTGAGCCGAATCTGGTTATCACGAATCTGTTCCAAACGATTCGTCTTAACTCTGGTCGCTCAATCGAGTTTCCAGCCATTGGCGCCCTCGAAGCTGATGAAATTGGCGAAACGGCCTCCTATCCAGAGCGCGAACTCTCGGTCGGTAGCGGCAACATCGTCAATATCGCCATTAGCAAGGTCGGCGTACTCGTCCGCATCTCCGAGGAAATGATTGAAGACTCCCAATGGGACGTTATCAATCTTCACCTTCGCGCGGCTGGCAAGGCCCTAGCTCGCAAGAAAGAGTTGAAGTGCTTGACTCTTTTCAACAAGATGGGTCAAAAGATCTTCGACAACGTTGAACCAACCTCGGCTGTTATCGGCGCCACTACGGGTCGCGCAATCGACGGTTCCTTCAATGGCGGTCTTTTCTTGGACGATCTGTTCGACATGATCGCCTATCTATTGAACGTTGGCTATAACGCCAATACCTTGATTATGCATCCGCTTGCTTGGACGATGCTTGCCAAGGATCCCTATCTTCGCGAAATTGCCTGGATGGGTCTGCATCAATGGTGGGGCGGCAAAACCGAAGGTAAGGTTGGCGAGACTGGGTGGGACGATGCCACTAACCTCCGCCTCCATACTACGGCTCCGAACTTGTCCGACACCCGCACTGCTGTTCCTGTGTCCACGTTCCCAATGCCTCTCAAGGTATTGGTTACGCCCTTTGTTCGCTTCATCCCCAAGGGCGCAATCGTGTACAAGCAGGACGGCACTCTTTCTGGCGCTACCACGGTAACAGATGCTCAGAGCAAGGCTCTTTATCCCTTGACTGACTTCTACGTGTTGGACGACAGCGAGACTGGCGTCATTGTAGAAAAAGACCCAGTGGAGACTGAGGAATTCCGCGATCCTCTCAAGGATATCAAGAACCTCAAAATCCGCGAGCGTTATGGTCTAGGCACGTTGTCTCAGGGCCGTTCAATTGTTGCTGCCCGCAACGTAGCTGTGACTTTGACCTTCGCCTTCCACCACAACAACATGGCTACTAATCTGCCAACTCCTACTCGCAACTCGTAATAAAGAGGTAACGATAGGAATGGTACTAGAGCTAAACCAAGGACCGGTGGGCGGGCACAACCTGCCTGCCGGTTCTATTTCTACCCCAAAAGTAGAAACTGCTAAGCCAGTCAAGGTCGACGAGCTTCTTCCTTTAGAGGAAAGTCTTGATCCACAAGAGACCGAGTTCCGCATAAGCGATCATGCTTTGATGGTAACAGAAGAACCCGATGTCGATGACAACGGACAAGAAGTAGTAGTGAAATTTCCAGAACAAACATTGCAGGCAATTACTCAGCGCTAATAAAGGAGATACGAAATGGCAATTGTTTCGACCTCTCCGGTTGATGGCGCAATTGAAATTTATATCAGAGAAAAGGTTTCCATTACATTCGATGTAGACATGGATCCGTCTACATTGACTAGTGGGAACCTTATTATTTATAACCAAGATTGGGATATCGCAGAAACTACTATCGCATACGATTCCCCAACTAGAACAGTTACGATCACTGCTAATGTACCATTTTTAATTCGCCATCAATATAAAGTAGTTATAATTGGCGGTATGAATGGCGTTGCAAGTGTAGCGGATGCCTGGGGAGACCGAACCTATCTCCCTTCTAATTATGATTTTTCTTTTACAACCAATGATGGTCGCTTTTATGCGACTCCCTCGACAGTTGTTCCTTCAGGAGTCGATCCTTCAGTCATTTATCCTCCTGGTATCGACTACTATACGGCATTTGCTTATCGCTCTTCTCGGCCCGCAGATAGAGAGTCAAACATCAGCCCTTCTGGTGTTTATCTAGATGCTAATGGCTTGCCAACCATAACGCTCTGTTTTAACAAGCCTGTCAGCTTGGCATCTATAACCGGCTCTGGTCTTCTATGCGCCAATGAACCTATTAAAATTACAATGAGAGATGTAGTTGGAGATCCTTATCTAGGTCCGCAAACAGATCTTACAGCTCATGGCACTTGGACCTCAACGCTTTGGCAAGCCCGGTTTACATTAGACGCCAACACCTACATGAGCAGTAATAAAGAAATCGCCATTACTATTCCGTCTAACTTAATGGCTACAGATGGCACGGTAATGGGTGAAAAACAAGAGATATATTTCACTACTACTTACGACCCTCTTTATGTAGGGGTTTATGCTATTCGATTAAAATTGGGCGACTTGATTGCCGACATCCCCGACGATACCATTAATAGAATCATTTATCGGAATTGTATTTTGGCTAACTGGTACTCATTCCAAAGAAATACGTTCATCAGGCCTTTCGTGTCTCAGTACTTTACCGGGTCTGAAATCACCATGATTCGTCCTCAGTTTGTGGTTAGTCCTTTGACTGGCCCTCCAGAATATGTAAAACGCTATGTCGATGCTAAAACCTGTTTAGATCTACTCAAAGCTAGATACATGGGTGAACTTGATAGGATCTTTTTGGATGGTGGTCCCGGCGCTTCAAAAGCTTTGGCTGACCTCAAAGTTTCAGACAACCCCACTACGCTTTATGCTGCCACTGTTGGTCCTATCATCCAAGCTCTTGAAGGCGGGGATCCCAAATCAAAAGACCCCATTACTCGCAGGGGCGAAGTTGGTTATTGGCTGGATCATATCACAGGTATTATCAAGATCAAGATCGGCCTCAATACCAACTGGGGCATGCGTGATCCTCGCAATCCTCCTAAGCGAACAGACTGGATAACGGGCACTGGCGGAGGATCTAGTAGTGGCAGCGGGGGTGGTTGGTCGGGTGGTAGTTAATGGATAACCACATGTTTGTCAACTACGGACAGAACAAAAACCGTCTTTTCCATTCGTCCGATACCGCTCCAATTATTATGGATTTAAGAGCAAAGCTCCATACGATTCTATTTGGAGATCGCGGACATCCTGGCGAAGGACGAAAAGTCCTCATACGATCTATGATTGACTATTGCGTTTGTGTTAAAGAAGAAGAGGGACAAAAGCATCGCGAAGCCGATCCTCTTTGCTCCATTTGTAAAGGAGACGGCTTCATATATAGAGATTATGTTGCTACCGCCTGGAAATCGCTCATAGACATCCCAAGAGGCATCTTGGATGCCCAAGGCGTCCGCCTTCCTGGCATGATTGATGCTACAGGCTTTAGTTATTACTTCGAATGGGACGTTCCCATAACTAAAGATGACAAAATCTTTGAAATTAACCTGAACGATGATGGTACGATGCCCTTAAATCTAGGTGATATTAATCATCTTGAGAAATTCCAGATAAAACAACTTATAATTCTTAGGGCAGATAATGGACGCGTAGAATACAAGCAAGCCATTTGCGTGAGAGAGGGCTACTAATGTCAAGCCTCTTTTTTGGGACGCGAAATCTTGGAGACTACGACGAAGTAGAAACTGCCCTCAAGCCATTGGAATCGGACGGAGGAGTTCCTCGATTAACAATGGACCGTTGTGGAACGTTAGGGGATTTCACAACAGTAGTGCTAAGAGCTCTTAGAGTATTCCAAGGGAATATTATTAAGAGGGACAAAAAGACATGGGTCCCGCTTTTGGCGGGCTATCCCCATGCTAGTGTTCAAAAAAACTCCAATATTCAAATGGAGAACTTAAAAACTTTAGAGGACTACTACTTTTTAGATCCGTTTTGCAATCTGGTCACTTATACACTTAAGTATCAGTCGCCAGCAGGCTCGCAAAAAGCATTCGGGTCAGAAAAAATGCGTCCTCCTACTTTGAGAAAAACGATTCCTGTTGAAGGCCAGCCAGGCGTCTACATGGAGACCTGGGCAGCAGTCACTGACAATCTTGTGCAATTCGATTGCTGGTCGTCAAGCGGACGCGGAGCGGATAAATTAGCAGATTGGTTCAAGTACTTCATGCAGTTCATGAAGGGGCCGATCATGCAGCAAGGCTTCCAGAAAATTGAATTCTGGGAGCGAGAAATCGACAACGATGTAACGCAGTGGCGAGAGGATATAGCAGTACGATCCCTACGCTACTTGGTAAGAACTGAGGAGCAATTTATTAAGCCTACAGGCTTGATCACTCAGATAGATGCAGCAGTTGCAGTGCGAAGTAGTTTAAACGATGAGGAAGAAGCTCTAATCCGCACCCTCAAGGGAATACCGGCTAGCGGATATATTCAAACTCCAGATGTGTCCATCTCGGGCATGCCGGATTTGATGACAAACATCGAACTTGTTGAAGGCGGGAAGTTAACTACTTAGGAGGAAATTCGATGGCTCAAAGTTCAAATCTGCCCGTTGTACAAGAAGAACTTGTGGACAGCGGACTACAAGTCAATACAACTGAAATAGTTGGAGATGCTATCTATGCCATTGGTTTTGCTGAAGCAGGCAAGACTTCGGCTGATCAGTATGCTTTCCAACCTCTCTTAATGAAGCGCGGCGATTTCGCTCAATATGTCTATGGTTCCGGTTATGCAAGCATTCCTGCAAGCGGAATTGTAGCAAGTGGAGCAACTGTAACCAAGGCTGTTTACGAGTTGGCCGATGGAGGCGGTAATAATGTTTATGCCTTCTCGCTAGGGCAATGGGGTAGTGCAACCTTCACGGATTATCGCGATGGTGTGACTTACCCGCTCTTCTCTGGCAACGATATCATCCGAGAGAATTACTATAAGTGCCTTGATAATGTATACGAACTTGTCAAAATGGCTCCGACGCCTCCTGATGTAATCTATCCGGTTGATGCCAGAGCTTTTGATGAAGTCGAAATCATTGCAAACCGTCCAGCTACCTTTAGTTGGCAGTTGGCGCGGGCATGTTATGATATCTCGACTCAGAATCATGATTGCACTGGTGTGATTAGCGCGGGTGAGAACACTAACGCTACACTCCAAGGTATTCAAGCATGGGTTGGAACTTTGCCAACCTACGACCTCATTACAGGCGAAGTTACTGTTAATGGAACCGGTCTTTTGGGCCAGCAGTACATGAGTGGATCTACTGGTTTGCCTGGCTCTTCGATTAGCCCTGGCTTCTACATGAGTAACTTTACGGCAGATTCTCCTTCTTATGGTTATCCTCCGATGACTGATGCCGAAGTCTTGAAGGATCGCATGGGGAATTACATTGATATTGGCACCTACATTAGCATAACTGCTTTTGAGGTTACTGATAACAATGCCTCCGAGGATAGCAACTACACTCTTAACGGCGCTCCGATCTATGCTGGTTTGACTTCTGTACTTGATCCTCAGAATGCTCCTACTGGCAAGACGATGCCTGGCATTGTTGGCTTGCGCTATGGTTACTCGTTAGCGCAGTTAGATAAGTTGACTGGAGCTCGTTATGTAACGGCTCGCAAGACAAACCGTGGCATCGTTGTAACAGATGCTCCGACTGCCGGTCGCCCTACCTCTGACTATAATCGCCTACAGGTTCGCCGAATTGTGAACGCAGTCATGAAAATGACTCGTCAGATCTGCGATCCTTACATCGGTCAGGCCAATAGCCAAGAGATGCAGCAAGCTTTGAAAACTGCCCTTCAAAAGCAGTATCAGCAGTTTGTAAGCAAAGGCGCTCTCCGCAAGTTTGACTTTACGGTGTCAGCTTCTGATACAGAGCGAGTTCTTGGCAAGCTCTCTATCTATCTGACCTTGGTGCCAGAATTCGAACTACGCACCATTAACGTAGTTGTCAATTTAAAAAGCAACTTGTGACAACGAGAATAGGGGAGGCCTTAAACTCCTCCCCTATCTAGTTCCTGAAAGGAAAATACCTTAAATGGCTACACTTACCACCAGTCAATATACGAGAACATTCACGAGCTTCTCCGGAGTCGACGTCGCTGCCGTTGTAGATGGCGAGCGCATCTTCGAAATTCAGGGCATCTCGTACTCTATTACTAGAGAAAAGGCGCCTATCTATGTGATGGGTTCCGCTAATCCTCAGTCTTTCAGTCGTGGCAAACGTGGCATTGCTGGCAGTATGGTTTTCGTCATGTTTGATCGCGATGCTTTGTTTAATTTAAAACAGCGGTCCCTATATGTTGCGCACTCTGATGAAAATCAGGTTCGTCGCAATGTGTTCGGACTTGCTCCTCGCCCTGCAGATCAGATCGATGGGAACGTGACTGCATTCCTGACTACTCCTCAGTATGCAGATCAAATTCCTCCTTTCGATGTGGCTCTTACTGCCGCAAACGAAGTCGGTCAAATTGCAGCTATGGGTGTTCTAGGTGTTGAAATCCTCAATGAGGGCTCCGGCATTTCCATTGACGATATCGTTAACGAACAGGCATTTACCTGGGTCGCACGCGAAGTCACTGGTTGGAGACCTTATGATGCAGGTGGGACAGGCATTGACATTATCGAGCTTGGTGGTTCTGTCAATCTTGCCGATATCCCAGCACTGACAGGGGCATCCTAACCGCATAAGTTGTCTTGACGGCTAGTAGGGAGGGGAGGCATTTCCCCGAATGCTTCTCCTCCCGGCTGGCATAACTTCCTCCTAAAAGAAGAGCAATGACAAGTATCATCCAGCAAGCTATAGATGAGGCTTATCTGGGTTCGCTTGGTCCTGGCAGTTCCCCCACTTTATCCTCTCAATATACGCGACAAAACACATCCTATTCAGGTTGTGATATTCGTGCTATTGTGAATGTACCTGGTGGCGAACCTAAGATCATAGCTAATATCCATACACTCTCCTATTCTATTCATCGTGAAAAATATGCAGTAACTCCTCACGGATACACTTACCCCAAAGGATTTGTAAGGGGAAGGCGTAGTTTGGCCGGAACAATGGTCTTTAGCGTATTTGACCGCCATGCATTGTGGGATATATCGAAGCAAAAAGCCAAAATAGATAGGTCTAGCGGAGAAAGAGCTTTTTCATTATTGGGCGACCAGATGATCCCATTTGACATTGCATGCATATTCATCAATGAACAAGGCAGACAGTCCAAACTAAATCTTTACGGGATTGAATTAGTAGACGAAGGCATGGTGATGTCTGTTAATGATATTTATACTGAATCCACTCATGTATTTCGCGCCAGAGATATTGATATATTGATGCCTGGAGATAACCCCTTAATGGAAAGCACTCCTTGGGTGCCCGGTATGACCTATACATTCGATAGCCAAACTAATTCAGTGATAGTGACCTAATGAGTACAAACTCCCTGCTTAACAATATGCTTGGGTCAACATTGGGGATCCAGACTTCTGACAATTGGAAGTCTAGTTCTCGCAGTTCGTTAGCAGACAGATCCAATGATCCTCTCCAAAATTTCCAATATGGTTATGAAACCGACTATTATGGCGGATGCCAAGTATCCGTATTTCTAGGCGATATCTGGCTAAATGATATCAATTTGATTCAATACAATGCCACTCAAACAAAACGCCCATTTTACGGATATAAATCCCAAAAGTTTGATATGGTAGCAAAAGGCACTCAGATAGTAGAAGGTGTTTTTGCCATGTATTACACCCATACTAACTATTTGAATATTGCCATGGGCCAGTTTCTAAAGAAAAGCAGTGGGGCTAGAACTACCCAACTCACGTCTAATGAAGTCGATCAGTTCCTGGCTGCCCTTGAAGAGAATCCCGAACTTCTTTCCTTTTCAACAGACCCATACTACGTTGATCTTCCCGACTTAAACGAGTTATCGGGTCAAAACTCCTCAACATCTATGAAAAATTTATCCTTTGACAACAAGGCAGCCTTATTAGAAGAATATTTTTGGGGCGATTCTGATAATTCAAATGCTAACGCGGACTCTTCTGTCATAGAGCCTGATAATCTGCCTGCTTTCGATATAACGATTAATTTTGGCGACTATCCCAACGACAGGGTCAAGGGCATACCCGACGAAGCTCATAGTTCGCATTCTGTCAAAACATTGCGCAACGTAGAAATCACTGGGCATTCTATAGCCGTTCCTGATGACTCTCCTGTAATGGAGGTTTACTCCTTTATTGCTCGCTCAGTAGAGGCTCCTTTGACTCGCAAAGCCCTTGGCTTAGTTCAAACACCCAATGGGTATCAAGTGTCTTGACAAACTAGTTATTTTGTAATACTATTAGAGTTGAGGCATTAAGTCTCAATGCGCATTAAGATTTAATTCAAGGAGTTATAGTAATGGCAGACGAAACACAAGTTGTACTTGTCGGTCCTTCGGCTGAAGAACTAGCCGCGCTAAAGTCTAAGTATAAGAAGATTTATCGAGTAGTTTGGGATCCCCAAACCGTATATTATGTGCGTGAACTTTCACGCATGGAATATCGCAAGATCCGCGCTTCTGTGAATGACCTTCCAGAAGAAGAGGCTGGTCAACGTGGAGACGAGATGATTGTGCAGGCTACTGTTTTGTGGCCTAGCATTACTCCTGACGACTATAGCCTTTCGGGTTGCGGTTACATCACTAGCCTTGCTAAGCTCGCGTTGCTCTATTCAGGATTCCGCGATCCAGTAGAGATCAGCCCGGTCTGACTCAAGAACCTTTAAGGAGAAGGGCTAGGCTGCCAATAACGGCCTAGCCTTTTTTATTATGACACTTGCTGAAGCCCAGGCCCTATATCCAAACCTATCCGCATTTAAAGCGCCCAATAGTGGTAAACTTATTTACCATCGACCTATTACCAAAAGAGAATTTGATATTATTGTCAGATTAAGTCCTGGCGCAGACTTATCTTTTGCGGCCGAAGAATTCATCTTAAAAGAAATAGTAGTATTCCCTGGTGTCTCGGAACTTGAAACGCTTACGAACCAAGATATTCAGTCGTTAGCAGAAGTTATAGTAGAAAAAAGCGGGTTTTATAATATTGAAGACTTTGTAAATTCAGTTCGTTATTACAGAGAAAGCAACAAGATTTTAAGCGAACAAGCCTTAGTTTTTATTGCAAAAGCTTTCCCTGTATATAAAATAGAAGAACTTGAGAATATGGGTAGCAAAGACATAGCTAGATTGTTAGCATTAGCAGAGGATATGATTGGCGTACTATTTCCTTTGCCCGGAGACGAACCGGAACAAGAAGTG